TGAACAAGCTACTTTACACGCAGAACAAAACTGCTTGGCCGATTGCGCTAAGCGTGCCGTAAGTTGTAAAGGTGCAACTGCTTATATTACACATTACCCGTGTATTATTTGTTGCAGAATGCTCTTAGCTGCCGAGATTGGAGAGATTAAATACCTAGATGATTATAAGAATGATGATTTAGTCGGATATTTTGCAACTCAATGTAAAGTAGCTATTACTAAAATTTAACGTCTACGTTTTTTTTTTGTCCTTCTTCTTTTAATTTTACGCTTTGTTCTCTTTTTTTTGTTTTTACGCTTCTTATTTGACTTACGTTTCTTACGTCTTTTCTTTTTTCTAGTTTTCTTACGTCTTTTACCACCATTTACTGTTATAGACGACATTGATCCCTCTATTTTGGACTCCGGCATTTTCAGCTTCGATGGGATCTCCAGCTGAACCAGAAGACAAGAGTATCATTCGAAAGTAAGGCTGGAAATTTTCCAAATTTATTGATTTCAAATATGTTTTTTGAAAAAGAAGAGAGCACCGCAAAGAGAAAATCACTTGTTTTATAAATGGTTTAACCATTCCTATATATGGAACCAGTTGTTTTATATTTTTTGATTTGGGACCTTTGGAATGCATCGATGATGACGTTTCGAAAAAAGAATTCATATTCACATTCAATCCAAATAATTCCTTCTTTTTCTCTGGTGATAGTTCTTGTATTTTAGCTTTTATTTCTTTGCTTTCTAATTTATTTGCCAATTTAATTAACGAATCAGCAAAATTACCAAATAATGCAACTGCGTCTATTAAACATTCGCTTAGTGTACCTTTAGATTTTTTTGTGCTAGCGGAATCCGGTACAAATTTCTCTATACTATCAACTCTGCCCATTCCTGAACCATCGCCGCCGCCCATTCTAATATTTCTACGTGTGAAATCAACTGCACCGCCTAATGCATCTGCTACAGCATCTGATGCTGTGGATAATGCATTTGATGTTGCATTTGCTGCTGCGCCCATGGCATTTCCTACAGCATTAACAGGTGCTCTAACTGTGTTTTCTACAGCTCCTCTTGCAGCTTCTCTTGCAGCTTGCGCAACCTCTTCTTTAGCCTCTTCTATATATGGTGAAAATAATGCTATTATAGCCTCTTTTAAGTTAACTAAACTAGCGTGGATACCTTCAAATTCTGGAAATGCTATCCCTAAGATTTGGGTAAGCGTTCTATTTAATCCTCTCAAGTTATCCAATGCAAAGCCAAATATAGTTTCAATAAAAACCCTTATATAATATAAAATATTTCCAGCAATTACAGTTCCTTGTATTAAACCGCCTGTTATAAATGTTATAAAATTTATATAAGCTAGAGCAAAAATAATCAATGTCATTCCCTGCATTGTAGCTCCCAAAAAACCACCTATCACCGGGATAGAACCCCCAATTGCATCCCCTATCCGTGCAGTAGTTATAGCGATTCGATAATAAATTTTATGAACCAATACTAAAACCACAATGATTAAACTAATCAATGATAGGAAACAATATAATATTGCCAGGGGTGCAGCTGGAGGAGGTATGCAATCTGCCATTTTTCTTTGAATTGATTCGAATCCTCTTTTTAAATCACCGTGCATAGCATCGACTCCTTGTTGAACGCCTTCAATAGAGGCGATGGCTTGCATGACTCCACTACTTATTTCCTCTTGATTTACCAATTCCTCAGCATTCATATTTACTAAGGTATTAAGCGCTTGTTCGACATTAGTAAATCGCTGGTTTACCTCGTCGCGAAAAAGGGTTTGCGCTGCCGAATCCTGTTGTTGTTGTTGTTGTTGTTGGACTTGCTGTTGCATTAATGATCCCGTCTGACTATTGGCATCTCCAACCGCCTGTACTTGATACTTGTAGTCGAATAAAATTCTTTCTTGTAAAAGATTTATTAGATCGACTATTTTTTGTTTTTCATTTTGTCCGTTACAGTCTTGCTGCTGTTGGCGAAGATATATCACTAATTGAGCTAAATTGTTATTATTATTTCTATTACTATTATAATTTGTAAATGCGATATTATTTTCATCTACACAGTTATAATTCTTAATTTCTGCCAAAAGAGTTTCTTCTCTAGTCAACTTAGCTTGTGAAGCCATTATATAATATTCTTATATAATTAATTACAACTCGCTGGCATATTTGCTAAGTTTCATGATAAAATAAAAGCTTAATCCAAATATAGCAGTCTTCAAAACATAACCACCCATGCTCATATTTCCATCTTTAAGAAACATGCTGGGGAAAAAATGAAACAGTTTTTTTTGCGTAAAAGGTAATTGAAATAATAAAAACAATGACATAATTAAAATAGGCAATTGCAACTCATTATAAAGCATATCCAATCTATCTTCCTGTTCCATCTTTTGTTTTTTCTTTTTGAAGGATCTGGTATATAGTTTGGCTTAATCTGTTGATCTTGTGTAAACTGAGTAGTAGGCATTGGAATATCTCGAGATGCTAAACCTGTCATACCTTGCATATGAGCCTGTTGTAACCCTTGCATGACCTTGTTCATTGAATTAGGATCTACCTGAGCTGGTGCAATTGCTACCGCTGAAGAAGCTCCTGGGTCATTATTTAATGCCGTTTGTGTTGGAGTGGGTTGAGGTGTTTGTGACACAGGTTGTCCTTCTGATACTTGCATCTTAATATTATTAGATGACTCAGATGGTGGTCCGGGCAGTGATTCAATGCTAGTAGAATCTGACATATAATATTGAATTATATTTGATACAATTCAACATTACGCAAAACCTAAAATCTTCTTGTTTTGATCACATCTCTCCGCTTTCTCTTGAAAAGTATAGCACTTCCCATCAAAATCAAATATCTGTCCCTTAATTTTATTTATATGAGGTGCATGAAAAACTAAACAAGATCTATCATTACAAACCTTTCTAAATAACGTAGCTAAACCTAATCCTAATAAGATAGACATTACATATTTTCCAACTTCACTATATATTAATCGTCTTAAATACATCTATATATATTTCAAACATTTCATTTTTTGGTTTCAAAAGTTTGCATAGGATATTTTCTCACCAGTTTATCATCATTGGGACATTTAACTTCATTTGCCTTGAATCCAAAGCATGTACCACCTTCATCTTTGAATTGTATTTTATCTATATTATCTGGATTTGGATATACGTAAATAACGCCAGGATTAGGGGTTGTAATATAAGCTAAAAATAATCCAATGGCTAAACTTATAATAAATACAGGTATACTTATAAATTTCATATATAGTAATATTCTATTTTATTCTTTGGTTACTCCATCCATTGTAATCCATGGATCCTCCCCCTCATCATCTTCATCATCTTCATCATCTTCATCATCATCATCATCATCTTCATCATCTTCATTGCCCGCATCCCCTCCAGAAATAAAAGTCATGGGATCAATTTCCATTATCAAAGTCTCTAGTGTATGTTCTTTTTGAATTAAGGTAAACTTGCCCTTTTCTTTTAAAACGGTATTTATTTCATATAGTGTTTCTCGTATAATTTTCATAGTTGGTAAGATTCTATTTAAATACAAGTCAATACCATCTGTCATTAATGCTCTTTTTGAGTCAGCAAGTGTACTCTTAGTATAATCTAAAATCATACTTCTAAAATTAGAAATTAACCCTTCTAGTTCATTTTTTTTAGTTTGTATATATATTTTTTTACTAATAACTCTATCTTCTAAGCCATCGATACCTTCAATCTCAACTGTATTAAACTTTTGTAAAAAATCTTCGATCACAGTTTTATAACTGATCATTTGTTTGTATTTATCTTTTGTTTCATTAAACGATTGTTCCATTTCCTCTTCTGTTACCAAGTTAAACAAAAGATTGTATTTAATTTTACTAATATTAAACTGAAACAACCGTATATCGTGAGTTATCTTATCTAATAACTTGGGAGCATATTCATATACACCATAATTAATTCTGATATTATAAGGACACGGTGATGCTGTATCACCACACTTAGCTTCTTTAACACGACCTATAGTTGGGGTGAAAATGGTACCGACAGCTCTCTTACAGCCCAAACATTGAGGTTTGATTTTTTTTAACCGTTTTCTTTTATCTTCTTTACTTAAATCTGAGTCATGAAGAATTCTATTTTTTGCAGTATTGTATTTTGAATCATATTTTTTCTTTTTTTTATAAAATTGTTCAATCTCTTCTTTAGCTGTTGTCATTTATATTTAAATCTTATAATAATTTTTATGTAACATCACAAAATTACTTTCAAACTTAGGAAGGTTTGTAATTATTTCATTTTGCTTTTTCTTTTCCTTTTCTTGCAATGTTTTAATTTTTTCTAAAACATATTTCTTTTCCTTTTCATGTTTTTCCTTTTTCTGTTCTATAGTTAATTTTGTATTTTTTTTGTAAACTAAAATTATCCCTAAAAGAGCTACAAAAAAGAATAATAATCCTAAATTCCACAATACATTAAAATATTTTGTTTTTGTTTCATTGCATTTTTTTAATGTAGATCTCAAAAAATAACTTACACCCGGTTCTGTTAATGTTGGTATGTGTGGACTATTCATAAGTTATAAAGGCAAAAAACAAAAAAAAATAATACATAAATAGTATATATATATGGATTCAAGTGCATCGAAATTAACTAGCTCAGTTTCTACAATTATAACAACATTTTTAGCATTTACAACATTTTATTTTTTAATAAAAGGTTATGGAATGTCTAGTGGGGGTCCAGAAGAGGCCATCACCACAGGAGCATACACATTAGGATATATAATTTTTATTGTTTTAATCCAAATATGGTTTAATTTCAGTAATGCACAGGCTGTATGTAACGGTAGTGCTCAAAACTTATTTTCAGTTCTTATGTATACATTTATTCCTAATTTTCTTGTTTTAGGAAGTGTAATAGCTTTAACATCGGCTTTTCCCGGTTGGCTAAGCCCATTTTCCAATACATTTGGATACTTATTTATATCTTGTTTAGGTTTATCTAGAAAATTCAATGCACTAGTTGCTGATAATGGAAATGCATTATTAACTAAAATTTGTGCAGATCATTCTCTAGTTATAAATGAGATGACTCCTGATAATTATGAAGATTTTATGAAAACCCTTGCTAAGAAATCTAAAAATAATTCACAGATTTTCAAATCAAATTACGCCAATATGCCGGAATATAATAAATTATACGAACTTGTTGTCATAAAAGATTTAATTGCAGAATATATTTGGTACGTAATGGCGGGATGTCTTACTATATCAATATCATCGCATTCGATAGCAAATATTCAGTGTGAATACTCCACTGAAGAAATGAAAAAAACGGCTATGGATTTACAAGATCAAGAAGAAGAAATGCAGGCAAACCAAAAGAAACCAAGTCTATACACTGTAACAAATTAAAAAGATAGTTTCGGCATTGCTAAATAATAAACTACAAACAAGTAAGATAATATAGATACTATTATAGCAATCAACCAAATAGGTAAAACAGTTTTACCTTTGTAACCTAAGCCAAATGGTCGGATAGACCCATCCTTTTTATATAAAAATGATGGGGCACAACACTGGATAATGTAAAAAAATATGATAAATAATAATATAGCGACTGATGTTGTATGTTTACGAATAAATGATCTATACATTGTCTTATATAGATTATTTTAGAATTTAAATTTTTGGAATATACATGATAAATCTCTAAAGAAACACGCCTGTGATTTAGATTTTAAATAAGTGTAAAATAACATTTATGAAAATACCCAGTAATTTTATGTACTGTATAAAACTGACACCCCACCATCACTATTATTTTTTTTTGATTTTTCTTGTTATTACTATCGTTTTCCATTTATCTCCATTAAAAGTCCATAATATTTCATAACTATACATAATTAAACGGTTAGAAAAAATCCTCGGGGCCATCATCATCATCCCCTTGTTGTAATATAGCATTACCTATTTCACTCTGCATTCGCTGATCTTCTAATTGTTCATTTGCCCAGTCCATTTGATAAATTTCACGTGTTCTTTCAGTTACACCATCTATAGCGTTAACTTGCATTTCATTTAAAGCATCCACTTCTAAATCGTGACGCTCCTTTTCATATTGTTCTTCATCATAAACAAATAACGCCCGTGTTTGACCAAGAGACCAATCGCCTATTTTATGGTTTTTCATAATATCTTGAACCTTTCTTTCCTCTACAGTTAAATCGCCAAGATTTTTAGTAATTTTAGATTTTTCTTTTTCTTTTGATTTATTAACTTTAAGATTAATCTCATCATTTGAAATATTTATAATCGATTTTTGTGTATGCAAAATGGAGATAAATGCTTTAAGAATATTACTTGTTTTTTGCCTTAATTGTAAAGCACGTCCTCTTAAAATATCCTCTTCAAGTCTTTCACCCATAATACTTGAATCACCTTCTACCACTGTCTCACTTGCAGAATATTCCTCCGTTATTTTAATATATTCGGATAAGGCACGCATGAGTAAAAATTTCATTATTCGTTTAATGATATCCCCATCTAAAATTGTTTTCGCTCTTGGTTCTCCTGCTTCTAATCTGATATCAGAGAAAAATGGTAATAATTGTGAAATTGTAATAATTGTATTGGTTATTACCGAATTACTTATATCTATTAGTATTGGTTTAATTTCAACATCTCCATAAAATTCATATAATTTACTAAATTCTTTCGAAATAATATTTTTTACATCTTTAATATGCGTATTACTTAACTTTTGAGCACCCTTAGTCCAATGCATTGGAACACTTGGTGATTTATAATCCGTTTTATTTCCACCATCAACAATAATTGTAGGGTAAATCTTCAAAATATTTTTGATGTATATATTGGCATAATTGTAAAATGTTTCTGCTGTTTCATCTTCTAAACTCATATAAATATTTTCACCCTTTAGCTTCCAATTACCAATAGTATTAAAAAACTCAATTGTATTCAAATCGCCTTCAATATCCGTATATTCGATAATTTCGGTCATTAATTCATCCGTTCGATTTTGTAGAAATGTTGAAAATGTGTTAATTACGTTTTCATCTTCTCCAGAAGGCTCTAATAGCACATCATATCTATCAAGCACGCCTGTCATCATATTCATAAATGTTTCCAAATCAGTACCCTCAATATCAGCTTTTATCTCTTCATTTTTCATTAGATTTTCAAAACTGACTCTTGGTGATATAATATCTTCATTCATATCCACCTCAACAATATTTGATTTATTTACAATATTCATTAATCTTAAGAAATCATCCATGCTGTAGTTTTTATTTTCTTTTTTTAAAATTTCAATCTTCTCTAAAATATTATTTGTTGCTTTGAATTGACTTGAATTTGTACCACATACTCTCTCTAATTGTTCAGATAATATAAATCCGGTATTATAATAACAAAATCTTATAAATGCTCTATAAATTGTACTTTCAGAAAAAGTTTTTGGAACGGCGGGATATTTAAGTTTTGTATTTTTAGGATCAAATAAATAAAATGGAACAATCAAATTTTCAACTATATTATATATATCTCCATATTTCTGTACATTAGCATTTACAGTACGAATGCTATTTTCTTTTTCCTCAAAATAAACTCGTGTCACCCTCGATCCGTTATTACAACATGCATTTTCAACCAATAATTCATTTTGATTGTTTGAAAGAAGTAATGTCTCTTTATTTATAACTCGTTGAATCAATTCTAAAATATGCATTGACATCATAGTCATTTTACCGTATAGAGTAGAAACTCTCTCAAATTGTCTAGGATTTGCACTTTCTATATCTTTATCCAAATTCTCTTTAAAATTTGCAGGCAAAGGTTGAATATCTTTAATATTTACAGGAAATAATGGAGGTAGGAATGTTAACCACCGTTTTACATCAAATTCCATAGGGATAGCTTCGCCTGGCGATTTGTTCTGAAGGTATAATAGTTTTGCATCTATTCTTTCCGTTACATTTCTATTTTTAAGAATTTCTTTGTCGATGAGTTTTTTAAGCTTTTCCATAAATGCTTTCAATGTCGAGACCGCTTTATCTCGCGTCAATCTAGGTAATCTCTGCCAAGGTCGAGTTCTAGATCGTAATCTCAAAGCACAACACGCTATATATTTCAATGCCGAATAATCTCCAGGACCTTCAAGAGGATAACCTTCAAATGATTTTGGACCACATCCTTTAAATGTTTTGGATGTAATAATAGATGGCATCATTGTTTGTGTAGCTATCATAAAATAACCTAATGTAAGTAATAATAACGCTTCGTCATGTACATCAATATAAGACCCCAATCTTACATTTCTAGATTTTGCTTGTTTTACTTTTTGTTTATACAATTCTTCTGAAGGTAAATAACTATCTAATGTTGACTCAACGTTTTTAATAATAAATTCTATATTCCCTCCAATAGAAATGCCCATTTGTTGTTGTAAGGTCTTTATAATATTACTAATCATATCACCGTCTTTGGATTTTAATTTATCTACCGGTCTGAATGACATATCCATTATTACATCACCTATATCTTTATTTATTAAGGCTCTAGTAACAATTTTATAACCAGCGTCATCAAACCCTTCTGCATCATCAAATTCAATCATACGAATAGTATATCCAGAATACTTATCAACAATTTTATCACCATCATCGCTAATTTCTCCTCTTTCAGAAACTATTCTCTCAAGTACAGGTTGATAATTCCCTGAAAAGAATGCCTCAGCAAGTCTTTCATAAAATGTTGGTAATAATTTTTTGCCTGTTTTGATACAATAAAACCACATATTACCACCTTGTTCATCGGACCAAGTTAATGGTTGGCAAGTTTTTTCAATAAACTTTAAAATATCTGTTTGGCGTTTGACAAAATCTGTATGAGATAGAATAAGATCTCGCAATTCGGCATAAGGCGATACCTCAATATTTCTTTCAGGCATGGTTTGACCTATTGCAAATTTAACTTCATCGTATCTCACTGTTAAAAGATTATCAATTAATTGTAACATTTTTAATCGCTCATTCAAATATTTTTGTCGTTCATTTAATTTTGTAGTAATTGTATCTTGATCCAAATGCAAATCTTGATCAAACTGTTCTAACATTTCATTCAAAAGTTGCTGTTTTAGTTTTGTTTTATTGATTATCATATTATCACACTCTTTATTGATTGCCATACAGTTCTTTTTGAGATTACAAAACATTGTTGCACTAATACTTTCACCGTCATATTCAGGGTTATGTATCCATGTATTGTTACTATCACGAATATAATATATATTTTTTCCTTGTTCAGTAGTTAAATAACAATAATCTCCCTCAATAATTAAACGTTTTTTTTGAACCATAGCACTGGCTTCTCTTCTGGCAGTCTCTTCACTTAATCCTACATTAGCCATCAAATGGTTTAATAAAAATGCATTAAAATCTGTGGGAGACATTCGCGCTTGTTCATTTTCAAATTCATCAACGATATCATACCGTGTATCATCATATTTAGTATCAAAATAAACTTCAGGGTTACCATCATCTTCTTTCAAATCATCGATATCAAGATAATATTTAGCTAGTACAAAATTTTTACACTCTTTATCTTCTCTAGATTCCTCTTGTTTTTTTTCTCCTTCCAAAGATTCTAACTTATTTTTAATTATAGTATCAACATCCATTCCTATAAATAAATCGATGTCCTCAAGAGCTATTGTATTTGCGAAGAGAGAACCATAGTCAGCGGTATAAATACGTTTTATAAATTCTGGGGTGGATATATTTAATCTTTTATTTGTTTTTATACCCGATTCTAAATCTACAACAGATAATTTATATTCCTGTTCAGTCTGCCTAGCATTTGAACTATTAGAACTTAACAAATTAAATAAATAACTATTTTTAAATCCTGTATTAAATTTAGTATTGTTATTTTTGTATTCGTGTGAAGTATAATTAAGGTATGCTGTATTATTTTGCACTAAATGTTTTTTAAATTTTAAAATATTAGAGCGCATGAAATTAACAATTTCTTCATATTGTTTGAAAGTTATATCATTGGCATAAACCATAAAAGGTTGTAAATGGAATAATATATTCAAGAATGATGTTGAATTTTTATAGTATTTTTTCATCATATTAAAAAGAGAACGTGTTCTAGGTACCATATTATTTAAAAATTTAGTATAATGTTCTTCATTTCTATCCTCTAGACTAGAAAGTTGATCGTATACAAACATCTCAAATTTTTTTAAGAAATTTTCATCATCACCTTTTGAGGGTGTTTGATTTTGCTCTATGCTATTTATATTAATATCGGAAGGAGAATTCATGTTCAAATATCGAAAATATGAGAAGGGGATTAGATTTAAATTAGATTTGAGTAATATATTTGTTTGAGGTAGATTAATTTGCGAATATCTAACAAATGCTTCTGGTAATTGCAAATATCCCAATAATGATAATCTATCTCCAGGTGTTAGATCAACTAAATCTGGTAATAATCTACGATTTTTTAAATCGCGAATTGTGGGTCTTGTTAATGCCTGTTCATATCTTCCCATAACAAATCTTTCTTGTTGGAATTTTTCACCACAAATTACTGAAGACATAATATTCTCAAAATTTCCGATAATAACATTCATGGTTTGATTTACTCGAGATGAAACAATTACATTATTTTTCAAATTTGGATCAGTAAATGGTGTTAGATATCTATTTAATGCTCTATAAAGATATTCATATTTATTTTCACCATCAGGTACAGTATTTGTCATATACTGACTAACTATCTCATATATATTTGTTTGTGCATCACTCAGTTTTGTACTTACTATATCAGATGAATCGTCTTCGTCATCTATTCTCATATCATAGATATTTTTTCGATTTTTGGCAATTGGCAATAACCAATATAGTTTTGCATCTAAATTTTGTAAATTTGTAATCAATGGTTTGTAGTCTGCAGTTTTGGTATCGGGGATATCATATTCGCCATCATCAGATAATTTTGAAAATTGCTGTCTAAGTTGTTGATATCTTTCTACCATTATATGAATTGATTTTAACACTTTCGTATTTCTGGCAGATGTTGGAATTGTGGAGAGAAGATCATTTAATAAATCATCACTTTGAGTTTCTATACCAAATCGCCTTTCTGATTCACTAACTGGTACTTCTTGAGTAATTGCCCCTAGTTTCTCTCCAAAAACAATATCATCAGCATCTAATAAAATCTCTTTTCTTTGGGCCGCAACATTTGGAATTGCAGTAGCAACATCAACAGGTGAAATATCTATATCGAGATCTTCTTCTCTCTGCTCTACTGGAGAAGGCGTAAGCTGTGGAAATTGAGGAGATGGTGTAGCTTGGCTTGGTGATTGCTCATCAGGTACAGCTGGAGGTGTAAATGGTCGAATCGAATCTATAGGTAAATTTTTAGGTATACCTTTATATTCAAAATCAATATAAATTTTTTTATTTCCAGGCCAAGTGTTAATCTCTATCATATCTTCTTCTAAACTGGTAATTTCACCATTAACCGTAGCGGGCACATCACCTCCTAATTGAATTGTGATCCATGTTCCCGGTAAAAGGTTATTCTGTCTAGCAAACCCTTCATTGGTGGGTTTACTTAATATTTCAATAGATTCAATAGATTCATCATTTAAATTACCATCTGTTATCGCAAGCGTTGATTTATTTAATGTATCAACGTCGAGGATATCTATTTCATTTTCATCTAAATATTGAATTAGATAACTTTTCTCATTAATATCACTATTTGATGGAGCTATTATCTTAATAACCTCTCCTAATTCAAAAAATGATTGTGGTGGGTCAACTGGTTTTTGCTGTTTTTCAGACATTGCCTTATAATTAGAGTAGAAATTAAGTTCTTGGAATGTACTTGAAATAAATTGATTGTCAAATATTATTAAAGAGATATCGGTATCATAAAGCAAATGCAGATCAGATATAATCTCGCAAGCACAGTAGACATTCAAAGACTATATAATGATAAGGAGTATGCTGAAGAAAAGGGTATTATTGTAAAACAGCAAAAAAGTGAGAGAGTAAAAAATCTTGAAAATATGCTAAGAGAAGTTGATAATGAAGACGAACAATGGCGCGAAAAGGTCATGAGTTTAAAAGCTGAGATAACAGATGCTAAAAAATCAGAAAATAATATTTATTTGCTTAAATATAACAAGAATAATTTGAATATTACCAATCAAAAAACGCTTGGTCTTTTCAGGTCAGTTATTTTACATAATGACAAAATTATTTCATTCTCTCCACCAAAATCAATAGATAATGAAACATTTCTTGCAGATGCGTGGGATATTAAAACTCAGTATGAAATTCAAGAATTTATAGAAGGTACAATGATAAATATGTTCTTTAATACTCTAACACAAGAATGGGAGATTGCTTCGAGAAGTAGTGTGGGGGCGAGATGTTCATTTTATCAGGACAAAAAAATAACGTTCAGGACTATGTTTCTTGAAGCGATGAATCGATTGGGATACGAATTTGAAAATTTTAATAAAAATTTATGTTATTCCTGGATTCTTCAGCATCCTGATAATAGAATAGTTGTCCCATTTACACAATCTAATATTATTCTATGTAAAGTATATCAATGTCAAGATTTAGTTGTAAATGAGATATCATTAACGAATTGGGATGAAAATATCTTTGTCGCAACAGTACCATATGAAATACCGCGTTCTCTAAATAAAGTAATTGATTGCGAAGGACTTGATTTTAATGAAATTAAAGATAAATTTTATACGCAGAATATGGATTATAGAATTATGGGGGCGGTCTTTGTAAATCCTGATACGGGAGATAGAACTAAAATTAGAAATCCAACGTATGAACATGTACGCAAGCTTAAAGGAAATAGTCCTAAACTTCAATATCAATACTATAATTTGAGGCAGATGGGTGCAGTCGGTGATTTCCTTAAATATTATCCTGAACATAAAGGTACATTCGATCAACTACGCAAACAAGTTCATAATTTTACGTTTAATTTGCATTCAAACTATATTAGATGTTATATCAAAAAGGAAAAACCACTTCTAGAGTTTCCTTTTGAATATCGCACTCATATGTATAATTTGCATCAACAGTATTTGAATGATTTGCGACCTGAGGGAATCGCTGTAAGGAAACATGTAGTTATTGAATATATCAATAATATTCCTTGTCACCATCTTATGCGTTCGATCAATTATCCTTTAAAAAAAAGGAAAGTTGATGAAATTAAGTCTGTTGTAAAAGACTTGCAAGAAAGTACGCAACAATAATTATTAAGTAAATTAATATTAAATATAATTAATTTACTTTTCAAATTCACCAGCAATGGTGGAGTAAATTTTTATTGCCTCCTCACAAGCATTGACAACATCTGATTTTACATCTTCAATAGAAGTAAAATTACTTTTATATGCAATACGAATAAAACTAACACTATCGTGTGGGTGACTTTTTCTAAATCCTACATATGTCACAGTTTTATTACCAGCATATAGATCTCTATGTAAAATATATTCAACTACCTTCCCAATGGTATATCCAAATCCATCGAGTAAAATTTCATAACAGTTTTCAATTGTGGATGCTGCTTTAGTAACAGTAAGTGTATTTTCAGATGCAATATCCTTAATATGCAATAATTTTTCTATTATAATTTGACTAGCTTGAAAGCAAATATCATAATTCGTGAGAACACCTATAGTTTCAATCTTAAAATCAAAACTATCTTTGATAAAGAACCTTTTCGCATCGTGATTATAGTAATCCATTTCTTTAAGCGCCATTAACTCAGGATCTTTCTCTTCTTCAGTCAAAGTACTTAATTTTGCTTGCCATCCATCCTTCTGCGCAACTTTATCTGGAGTATTGAAATATGTGCAACATGAAACAGTATTATACATGCCATCCTCTCCGGCAGTATGCGATGACATTTTAGCATTTATTCTAATTTCTTCACCGGGTACCTCATTTGAAATTTTAGGGCGAAGTCTAGCAAATAATACATAATCTCCTGTAATTGGATCCGGTGGAAATATCTTATTAACTGTACTATCATCAAGATATTTATTACTTGATGTATTTTTCACTTTAAAATCTTTAGTAGTAAGATACATCATCTCATTAGTATCATTCTTTTTCTGTATTTCAACCTGCAATTCATTGTATGGCATTTTAAGATCAGGAATATGAATTGGAATACATCCAAGTCTTTGCTTTAGTATTTCATTATTAAATCGCGATGTATTGGTGATAAAATCTGCTTTATTTTCATTGTGGGGAAATGTTTTAAATGCTAGAACAGGAATATCTGATAGAATTGTGCGCCTAAGACCATTTGCAATACTTACATTAATACCCGCCAAAGTAAAAGTAAGTATCCCGTTAACTTCATCGCGGGAGCTGATATATGTATCTAATACAGCACTTTGGGAACTTGATTGTTCAACGTCTTGAGATAAGGAACTCATGGTTATATAATTATATACATATAATTTCTTGTTTAATCAATTTTTTATAAAACTATTATTTGGGTTTAATTTAATAACCAAATTTCATTCGTAATATTATATGAGTGCTGTATTATATTATAGTAATTATTGTAATCATTGTAAGCAACTATTACTTAAATTATCAAGAACAAAAACTAGAGATGACCTTCATTTTGTTTGTATTGATAAACGCGAAAAACATAAAGACGGTTCGATAAACATTATTTTAGAAAATGGACAGAGATTATTACTACCTCCCAATGTTAAAAGTGTTCCTACTGTATTATTATTACATCACGGCAATCGTGTAATTGATGGATTAAAAGAAATTAATCATTTTTTAAGCCCAGGAGAGGTCGAAATTAATAATAAAGCTACAAATAATAATGGGGAGCCTTTAGCATTTTCAATGAATGAAATGGGGAGTGGATTATCAGATAATTATTCATATTTAGATATGTCAGCAGAAGAACTATCCGCAAAAGGTGATGGCGGCTTAAGAATGATGCATAGTTATACGGGCTGGTCAGATAACCAAAGTATTGCAACACCTCCGGAAGATTATGTACCGAATAAAGTAGGAAATGTTGATATGGGCAAATTACAAGAGCAAAGGAATACAGATTTAGCAAGTAAAAGATAACAAAAACCAAATTATTTAAAAGAACACCCACATCTAATTTATAATGAGTATTATTAAGGCATTCAATTCGCATTTTATTGAATTTTTGGATGATGTATTAACCGTTTTTCCTGATGATAAAAACGTTAAGACATCAAGGTATTATATAAGTGGAGTTATAAAAATAAATCCTAGTATTGTTATAAAGGCGTGGTATCAATATTGCGTGGTGCCATATTCTAAACAAATCGATAGCGGGGACTGGTCTTTTTTCATGATAAAAGATTATAAGAATGATATAGGAAAAAGCGATAAATATAATTCTGAAAAGGTTCTCGGTGCAATTGAAATGATAAGAAATAAAGCTTCAAATATGTCGGAAGAAAATCAAAAGAAAATTGTAAAATATCTTCAAAATTTATCAAAATTAAGTATAATGTATAAAGGATAAGTTTAATTTAAACATAATTTTTAGTTTAGATATATAATGTCTAAAGTAAAAAATGATGAAATTCTAATCCCTCCTGAATTTTTGAAGGTTATGAAAGATTTCTTGACAGATATGATATCTACATTTCCAGAATATGAAGATTTGCTTAAAAAACTTATGCTTGATATAGTTGAATCGCCTGATTCAGAAAACGTTGTAAATTTATTTAATCATTGTAAAGAAACATACACACCAAGATTTTTTGATCTATTATATCAAAACAATGAAATTTACAAAGGAAATGAAGCCATTTATTTCCTACCTGGTATAGATTTTAGAGAAGTGTGGAAACAAGATATAACAGAGAAGACAAGGCTAATTATATGGAAATATTTACAATTAGTTTGTTTTTCTATTGTAAATTCTGAAAATAATTCAGAATCATTTGGTGACACGGCAAATTTATTCGAAGCAATTAATGAAGAAGAGTTAAAAGGTAAATTAGAGGAGACAATGGAACAAATGTCAAAAATTTTTGATATGAGTGGAAATGCATTTGAAAAAGCAGATGGCGAACCAAGTATAAATATGGAAGATATGCCCAACCCAGATGAACTACATGAACATATTAGCGGACTGTTAGACGGTAAATTAGGGCGATTAGCAAGTGAAATAACAGAAGAAACGATGAAAGATTTTCAAGATATTTCCGGAGTAAATTCTGTAACAGATATTTTTCAAGTTTTGTTTAAAGATCCTGGTAGATTGATGAAAATGATTAAAAAAGTTGGTGGAAATCTTGATGAAAAAATTAAATCAGGAGAGATAAAAGAAAGCGAGCTCATGGAAGAAGCTTCGGAATTGATGAAGAAGCTTCATAAAATGCCTGGAATGGAAAATATGCAAAAAATGATGAGTCAGATGGGAATGCCAACAGGTGGTAAAAATTCTAAAGTTAATATGGGCGCGTTTCAAGGCCACATGCAACAAAATATTTCCAAAGCTAAAACCAAAGAAAGATTGCGCAAGAAACTGCAAGCTCGAAAAAGTGCCAAAGATGAACAAATTCGAATACTGGAAGCTCAATTAGCCGCTGTTAGAGCAGAGAATGCTAATTTTGTCCATACCGGTACAAATAATGTCGTAGGAGAACCACAAGCAAATAAAAAAAAGAAAAAGAAGAAGAAAAGAAGACGAAAGAAAAAGAAAACTAATTTAGTAGACAATCAATAATAAAAAATAATTTAAATTATATATATAATGACAAATACATTTTGGTTAAATAATCCAGCAATATTATTTGATAGTGATCATATAACCGAAATATGGCCTAGTAGTAATTTAGACTATATTTCAAAGTTAAATGCGGTAACTCGATTGATAATTCTTTTAACAATTATAGGGTTTTTTACTAGCGGATTCTTTAAAATTTTAGTAAGTGCTGGAATTACTTTAGTTATAATTGTAATGATGTATAAAACAAAAAGAAAAGAAGGTGTGAAAAAGAAAATTAAAGAACAGATAGTTAAGGAAGGTTTTACAAATCCCAATTTATACAAAGCTACCAAACGATCGTTTACTACTCCAACTGCAAAAAATCCACTCGGAAATGTCCTTCTTCCCGAAATTAAATATAATCCAAAAAGACCAGCAGCAGCACCATCATTCAACCCAGAAGTAGAAAAGGAAATAAATACTAGCGCGGGAAATGTTGGTCCTGATCCGCGATTATTTTTAGATTTAGGAGATACTTTAAGTTTTGAACAGTCTATGCAAAGATTTTATACGACAGCAAACTCCAGAGTTGCCAATGATCAAACCGCATTTGCTAAATTCTGCTATGGCGACATGCCTTCCTGTAAAGAAGGTAATGGATTGCAATGTTTAAAAGACAATCCTAGATGGATTAATTATTAAGAAAAATAATCTTAGGTATAATTATACAGAAATGGCAAGCGTACATAGTTATAATTTTGATAATCTTACAAGAATTGGCAACGATACTTGTGGTATAACTGCCCGTGAAGGACAAAACAATGCCATGGGTACATACAACACTACAAACTATTTTTTGAAGGAATGTGGTATGAAAAAACCAATAGCTTTTGCAACACAACAACCTAGTATGTTTTATAACGGCGGATTTGGACCTTGCGGTGCTGGTGGTTGTAATATCACATCCGATTCAAATCTTAAAATTGGAACAATTCAGACACACCCCAAATGTAAAATCAGTCTTCAACAGCGACCATTTACAACTGTTCCATATTTAGGACGCGGACCTCCTCGTCCAGTTCTTGAAGCAAGACTTCAGCAAGGTGCTATGATTAATGATACAAAATCATGCAAAACTATTACAGAAACATCCTTTGGTAATTATAGCAGAACACCTCTTTTGCCAACTGTACAAGCTACAATTCAAAATCCTCATAATCTGGTAGAAGGTGTTGCTGCTGCTGGTTGGATTCGAGGCGGCCTTCCTTCTCGTGAATTAACTAGAGATCAAGACTATCTTGAAAGACAAACACATTCGCAATAAATACTTAAAATTATGTGAATAACTATAATAAATGTATAATTATTCACTTAAATTAACTTATCGAAAGAAAAACGATACAATTTATAGAAAAGAACTTTTAGAAGCTTTTCATTTAAAAGAGTATACTGATAAAATCAATGAAAGAATTGATGATCTATATAAGACTATTAAAAATGACTATTCCGATATCATAAAATGTCTTCATGAAAATGACCCGTTAACATCTTTTGGATCTATAGATGAGGCAGGATGTTTTATGATTTTATTTTCGTGGCAATATTTTTATGAAAACCATTCTCTAATACAATCTATCTTTCAAAAATCAGATGATATTTTAGTAAAAAAGAAAACCTTGATAGATAAGATCATATCAAACAAAAAATAATATTAGTTTATTACATATTAATATGACCGACACAAGTTTAAAAAATTCAAAAGGATGGTACTGTCAAGAGCAAAGAGGTATTCAAAGACAATTTGATACAAATATATGGAAATTTAAATGTATTTCAAAAGATACAAGATTTCCCTGTGCAGGAATTAATATGCCAATGATGACAAATGGATATAATAATAATGTACTTTCAAATAATGCATCCGATATTGAAAGTGCTTTATTTGGAATCGGATCTACTAATTTGGTAAAACAAAAACCCGCTGTAAAACCTGATTTGAACTGCATGGGAAATGTTAAATTTTTTAATCGTTTGGAGGGTACACTGCCCAAACCTTTAGTTGTTGAAAAATTTCAACGTCCAATTGGGCCTTTCTCATAAAATAATTAATACATTAGATCTTCATCCATAAATTTTATTGTATTTTTTTTTAGAACTGCGATATTACTATTATTATCTTTGATTGAATATGTCATATATAATAAATCATTATCAACACTTAAACCACAACAATATTCAATAGGCTCGCCTTCAAAAGTAAATGGTATACTATGTGAAATAAATTTTAAAGTATTCAAATCTAACTTGACAATAATATGATAATAACGCCTAGGTTTTTCATATGATACAAAATGACAAACAAACCAAATTTCGTCGCATACGATAACGCCATTTGTTGAACCTCTAATATGTTTAAATAATGGTGTCATATCCTGTTTGTGTAAAATAGAATATTCATTATCTTTTATTTTTCCAATCGTTAGAGGAAACCATTCATATATACACATTAATTCTTTATTGTTATGGAACAATAACCAATTTTTCTCGCACACTCGATTTTTTGGAGATTTGATTAAACATCCATCTAATTTAGCATTACTTATATCATAAATACCATAATGAATATTACCGTATCGTTTTCCCTCTTTTTCGTGTAAAACTACTCCTGTATAATATAATATGTTGTTAAATTCTAAAAGTCTAATATCTTGCACGCCTTCTATAATCTTTGAATTCTTTCCTATTATTTCATAATCTGATTCTGAAAACGGGGCATTTTCCATGCGTTTGCTGTTTTTTGGTTTCATGAATGCATTATCTGAAAATTGCACACAAATATTGATTGTTTTTTCAGTAGATTCTTTATATTTATAATTCCATTGATCATCCAAATAATAATTTACATATCTAATATTTAAAATTATTTTATCATTTAATGAACTTATAGAAGGTGTACTAGATGCATATAGATTTTTATTAATTAATGTCTTCGGTTGTATTTTTAATCGTATGTAAGCTTGTAAGGATGTTTCACGCATTGCGTCACCTTTACAATGTAAAATTCTCGCATAAAATTTATAATTTGACAAAATATTTGATATCGCATAAGGATGATTATTTAACAAATAAATAAATATATATTGAATTGCATCGATATTATAAGATGCGCGATCATTTTCATTTAAATAAAAATAGAAAAGATAAAACTCATAATGTAATAAATAATTATAAACATTTGATTCTACAAATAATGCATCAGCTGGAGGTTGAGGGATAGTAATTGCTTGCGAATAAAATAAATTTGCTAATTCTGCTTTATTGCTGTTTCGATAAATAGAGATTAAGGAATTAAGCGGTTCTGCTCGTCCCGGATGATTATTATATGCTTCTAAAAAATAGTATATAGCACTGGTTATATTATCCAATGCTTTATATGATTTTCCAATTCTGTAGTAACTATAAAATATTTCTTCATTCCATCCCCCTAACTCAACTCTGGTTTTATATGCTTGTATTGCCTGATTATAATTCTTACTATCAAAGTAAGAATTTGCAAGATAAAAATAAGATCTTTGGTCCTTTGGATTTTTAGCTACTTCACTTTCTAAAATACGAATATCTCTTATAAATTTATCCTTTTTGCAACCACCATCTCCAATATCTGCGATAAATAATATGTTATTGTCAAGTGTGGTATATTTATTAAATATTTTAGGTACATGCATATACTCGTGCGTTGCACCTTTATACTCAAATTCTTTTGAATTTTTAATAATTCTAACATTTTTATATCTAAAATTATCATTTCCTTGTAGAATATGAAAATAGTCCATTCCATTAAGACAGTTTTTATTGAAAGTCTTTCCAATTTCAAGTTTCATATCAGCGTCTAATAAAAGAATATAATCACAGTCAATCAACTCTCTACATTTTTGTAATGCGTAGTTTCTATTGTATCCAAAATTTATGAATTTTTCTTCAATTATACAACCTGATATATCCCATTTATCAAAAAAATTCTTAATTATTTCTTTTGTATCGTCAGTAGATCCAGTATCACAAATACAATATGAATCTACTATAGGTAATACAGATTCCAATAAGCGAATTATAATCTTGCTCTCATTTTTGACTATCATATTTAAGGCTATTTTAACAGTATTAGGAATATCCATTTCCTGTATATTTAATTGCATTACCATTTAATAACATATTTAGTATTTTTTTTATTATATTTATATTCTATATATTAAATGGCATTTACACGATTTAATTATGATGAGTGCAGAACAAAGAAAATACTAGAAGAATCAACGGGACCAGGACGATATATGCTGAATAAACCAGGTTGGGGGAATAAACCTTGTTTCTTTGAAGATCCGCAAATTCGAATGCAAGGATGGGGAGCAAATCTGAGAAAAGTTCCTGAAGGTGCTCCTATTGATATTGATAGTGATCTAATTGGTATTACAAGACCATTATCTAAGTGGTGTTCAAAAGATGAGTATCCAAATTCAGGTGTTGTAAAATCAAAAAGGGTAAGGTATCCAACATGTAGTAAGGCTGTTACAGATCAATCTAGAGCAACACATCCTGCATGGATGTATAAAGATTTAGAACAAAATCATCGTTATATTCTATTTCTGAATCCGCAGGAAAATACTTGTATACCTTTTCAAAACAATCTTAATACAAGAATTTTAGAGAAGGATCATTTCGTTGACAAAATACCTTGTATGGTAAAGCAAAGAGGTCAGCCCATAGGAGTTTATGCTGGTGATAAACTACCAAAGGCAACTTTAAAATAATAAATTATCAATGTAGTTAATTTATTGTTTAAGAAAATATATTGTTTAATATATAATGGCAGAAATTGCGATACCCGTATTAGGATTAGGAGCTATGTATATTTTATCAAATCAAAACAAAGAAGAGGATATGCCTTCTCAAGAAAAATTCACAAATCGATCTGGACCCGAAGCAAGAAGATTGCAAATGGGAAATGTGAAAACTGGAATTCCAGTAAAACCTCCTGTTAATTTCCCAGTTCAGACATTTGCAGATGTTGGGGACAATCCAGCAAGTTATCCAGCGCCCAATACTGCAACTGATCGATATTATAAACAAGACGTTTATGAAAAAAAGGTTGAGGCTGGAGGAGATCCAACCAATGCTATGTTATTTAAATCTTTATCAGGAGATTCTGTACAAAAAAAGGATATTAAATTCAACAATATGGTGCCATTTTTTGGGTCTAATGTAACCCAGCGTACAACGAAATTTGGGGGAAACGAAAGTATTTTAGATAGCTATAGCGGATCTGGTTCACAAGTAATACATAAAAGAGAACAGGCTCCGCTATTTGCGCCTCATGAAAATCTGCACTATGCGCACGGAACACCAAATACTTCTGATTTTATACAGTCACGCATGAATCCTTCTCGGAATATGTCAAATACAAAACCTTGGAATGAAATCCGCGTGGGTCCTGGATTAAATAAAGGTTTTACAAATAAAGGGTCCGATGGATTTAATGCAGGTATGGAAGCACGTGATATTTGGGTAGATAAAACAGTTGATCAACTTAGAACAAAGACTAACCCCAAAATTACGTTTGGTTTAGGAAACCATGAAGGGCCGGCCAATTCAATTATCAAAAATAGAGGTATCGAGGGTAAAATAGAAAAATATAAACCGGATACATTTTATTTAAATACTCCTGATAGATGGTTTACTACTGGAGGACAAGAAAAGGCTCAAAGATCACGAGCGGAAGAACCACTTCAACCAGAGAACAGACCATTTACAACTAGAGAATACTTTGGATCCAGTACTGCTAATCAAGGCGGTGCAAGTACGGGTGGTAGAGTCGAAGAAAACTATCGACGCAGTACTAGACCCGAATTAGCGCCGGATATTAAATATCCAGGTCAAGCGCATAATATGAACTATCAAACTGGATGGAAACACTTAAATCAGAATTATGGTAAATCTGGATATAAATCGTATCCGAACTCAAGAAATACTACCAGACAACCCACTGAATTTGGTATAGTCAATGGATGGATGAAAGCTATTGTTGCTCCAGTAATGGACGTTCTAAGACCATCAAGAAAAGAAAATGTTATTGGTAACCTAAGACCTAATGGTAATGCTAGTGGGGCAAATGGTGTAGACCAGGCGCGTGTGTGGAATCCTGCTGATAGAACTAAAACTACTATCCGCGAACAAACATCTGAAACTTATGATATTGCACAGCCTTTCTATAAACATGAGGGAGGTTATGCAACTAAAGAATATCAACTTAAATCACAAAATCGTGCAACAACAGAAGGATCTTATACGGGTAATTCCAGTGGGTCTCGTAATGGAACAACCAATGGACCTGTGTATAACGCAGCATATAATGCTCATTTGAATCCAAATAAAGAAAAACTTCTTACAAATCAAATTAATCCAGGATGCGAACCTCTATTTAATGGTTCTCAAAATTTAAGAATTAGGAAATTTGGTTCTACCAATCCATCATCCGGTCCTGCTAATATGCCAAAAGAAAGTGGAAATATAGCTACTTATGGTCAAATGGGAGGTAGAAATATACGCGGGGCTACAATTGAATGTACGAGAAATCAGCCTGATATATTATCTGCGTTTGATAATAACCCATTTACCAAACCTTTGAATAGTGTCGCTTAATTTTAATATAAAAGGATTTTATGAATATTTATAAATGGATATTCATAAAAATATAAAAAGCAAATTGGAATATTTTATAAAATCAAAAAAAATACCTCATATTGTTTTTCATGGACCTGCTGGTTCGGGAAAACGTGGATTATTAGAATTTTTAATTAATAATATTTATACTACAATTAATAATCGCAATAAATACGTTATGTACATAAATTGTGCTCATGGTAAAGGTATCCGATTTATTAGAGATGAATTAAAATTTTTTGCAAAAACAAATATACAACATAAAAATGGTAATATATTTAAGAGTGTTATATTATTTAATGCCGATAAGTTAACTACTGATGCACAATCTGCATTAAGACGATGTATAGAACAGTTTAGCCATACAACACGATTTTTTATTGTTATTGATGAACATAATAAATTATTAAAACCGATTATTTCAAGATTTTGCAATATACATGTTCCACTACCCTTAATTAATGATGTTAATATGAGTATTCACGAATATAAAAAGAAGGGCTTCAGATCAAGTTTTAAAGATATAATTAAACAGCGTAATTCTTGGTTAACAAAAGCATTAAATCAAAAAAAAAATTACAATAGTGTAGATAAATGTTTCGAGTTTACAGAAAAAATATATGAGAAAGGTTACGCCGGTTTAGATATTATGAAAGCTATAGAACTAACAACCAAACTTGATGAAACTCAAAAATACGGATTATTAATGCATTTTGATAAGATCCGGAGAGAATTTAGAAATGAGAAACTATTTATTTTCTATATATTAACATTTTCGTTTATGCGTCCGAAAACAGATTTAGAAAATATAAAAGAAATGTAAAATGGATGATTTTAATACAAATGTCCTCTCTGAAGCAAGAAATGAATATTCTTCTAGATTATTAAATATTATTACACCACTTGTAATAGAAGGGTTTAGTTCTATCTTTAAAGAAGCATATGATTTATGTATCAAAAATGAAGAACATACAAAATATTTAATGACATTTCAAAATTTTTTGACAAGAGTTCCGAAATGGAATCAGGAAATTATAAATGTAGAAACTAATAGAATTATCAAAACGAGTAAATGCGGATATCTCGAAGATATCCTAACGTGTGTACACATTACACAACTAAAAATTTTGACAAGTATTAGAGTATCAAGCAAACAAAAAAAAATAGATATTGATATACCTAAATTACCAGATTTTGTACATAAAGTGTATATTGAATGTGCTAGAAAACTTTATAAGAATGTATATTTATTTGAAAGACATATTATGCCTTTGCAACAACAGAAAAACATGCGAGAATGTGAAATTATTATTCGCGAATGTATATTAAAAGTTATAGGAGATAACATGCCAGTTGAGAAAATTTTACGTGCATATATTGATGAAACTGAGGAAGAGGAAATTGTAGAGGAAACGGTTGAAAAATCGGAAGAAGAAATCAAGGCTGAAGAAGCTGCTGCCGCTGAAGCAGCCGCCGCTGAAGTTGTACAGAAAGAGGAAGAAGATAAAAAAAAGAAAGATGTCGAAAAAGCTGATGACACCACTATAGTAAAAACAAGCGATGTTAAGGAAAATATTATATCAGATAACGATGCACCACTTTTGATAAATACCAGTGAAGAATTTCCACCAATCGTAAATGAAGAAGACTCAAATAAAAATACAAAAGAAGATGTAAAATCCCAAGCACCATTTACTATGCCTGCATCACTTAAAATGGGTATTGAGACCGTGCCAGCATTAAAGGCCATTCCTATAACAACGGAAATCCAATCGTCGCCAAAAACATCAATTAGTTTTAGCAATAATGATAGTGTAATGAACTACAATACAAAAGAATCTCCTACTAAAATAACAACCACTAGCAGTGCTCTTATTTCTGCTCCAAAAACACTTGATAGATTAGAAAAGATTAGTCATGAAAGAAACGAACAGCGTAAATTAGAAGAGGAAGAGGAAGAAGATGATTATAATTTGGAAAAAATCAAAATATTCGATAATTTGCCAGAACTGGGGGATTTAGATGTTCAAGTTTTAGATAATAAATTAAATTTGAATGATAATCCTATACTTGAGGGAATTGAAGTTTTAAGTTAAGTGCGGAAAAATCCCAAATCTATTATTTATGAATAAATATAATGGACAACAATATGTTTATTCAAGGAATCATTGTTAGCTGTGTTTATTTGATATTTCGATTTATCGAAATGCGATTTATTATTAAAGAGACTGTACCTCTGAAAAAATTAATGCGTGATACTTTAGTGGTTTATATTAGTTTTGTTTCGGGAATATTTGTTTATACCCAAATAGAACCTATTAAAAATATAACAAGCGTACCTGTAGTATTTACAAATAGTCCCGACTTTTAAGTTTTAGTCATAATTATTAATGTTATCAAACATCCAATCAAATCAAAACGCCAAATGCATCCGACCACATCGGTATAGTATTATCTGGAGGTATAACTGTTTTAATAGAATGGCTAACAAATGTACCAAAAATGACAGCCAATACACTTGCATAAACTTCCGCTATACCTGCGTCTAATAAATTACCTTTTGGCATGAATACTTTCAAATATTTTAATACATACCAAATACCTAAAACATCAATCAATCCTATTATAATACCATATGAAACCCCTACAAATATTGTTTTATATGTTATAGTTTCGCCATTGTTTAAAAACTCCGAGAAGGTCCATGGTTCTTTTTTTTTAGCTTTCCTAGCATTATTTTTTAAGGTAAATGCTATAAAAGACATTGCGGCAACAGATAGTATCGAAATGGCTATAAATAAATATCCCTTAGCTTTCTTGTTCATATGATATATATTAACAAGAAAAATCATGCATAAATCGGAAGAGCATCAATATCAATAAACTTCTTTTTACCACATTTCTTCCTATTTGAAACAAACGAACTGAATACCGGCTTCGATACTTGTTTTTGCGGTGTATGATTATGAACAGATCTGGCAATCATCTTATATAATTTAAAATCCGGATATCTCTCTTCGCCGCATTTTTTATATAAAATATTTCTTCCTTTATCATCACAGCACCACTCGCTTATTAATGCAGCGATTGGGTCGCCGCACGTTTTAATATCATCTATATCATCCATAAAAAAATCGTATAACGCGCAACCCAGTCTACATAAATCAAACGAAGGGTTGGGGTCCAATCTAGGTTTCTTGTCATTCATATATGGTTGACAGTTGTACTGAGTGGCAGCATCACCTTTTGGATGATAACTATCACTACAAATAAACTTACCTTTAAATGAATAGATAGATCTACCAAAATCTATTACTTTGAATAATCTCCCATAAGTAGGTACCTTATAATAAACTTTGTTGTATCTATAATAAATGAATTGTTTGTCGGTTCTATTAAACATAATATTATTAGTATGAAGATCATTGTGCGTAAAATTAAACATCTTTTGATATGCTATTAGTGTCATAATTATTTGAAATAGGCAAGATCGCCATTCATGATCGGATAATTCTTCACCTAACAATGAATCAAGAGTTGCTTCCATCTTTTCCAAACAAATAATTTGTACTGGAAAATCTTTGATAATGGCATTGCAAATAATATCGGAATCCATACTACTAAAAGAAGACATGGACGCTTCTTCCTCTTCTTCATCGCTAGAAGATTCTTCTTCTTTATTTGAACCGTCTGAAGTATGGGATGAACGTGACGAACAAGTAGAATCGCTTTTTCTACTGCTATTATTTTGAGCGTTTTTATTTTTAAGATTAAATTCGAATACCAAAGCTTCTGTTAATTTTACAGGCTCATTATTTACAGTGGATGTGGTAATAAATAAATCATCGAAATTCTCTCCATTCAAAGAATATACGGATTTATTACTAATATTTCTATCAATTTGTAGCTTTTTTTTATAATTTCTGGTATCCGCGTCAAAAAACATTTCTTCATCAATGGCTTCAATATCAAATAATTTTCCTTTCTGTTCATGGAAATATTTGCTATCATTTAAATATTCTAAATCATCAAAAATATTCATATTGAATTTTTCTTGAATCCCCAAAAAAGACCCAAAAAAATCCAATCCATGAACAAATTTATGATGATGTAAAACGTTGCTAGTTAAATAGGTAAAAAATCCATCTACATAAGCTGAATTATTTGAATCAAGTACTTTAGGGTGACATTTATTTTCAGATAATTTTGGTAATGATTTTTTTATGTCTTCGGTTAAATCTCCATATTTCCCCACCATAAATTTAATGGGATCAATCAATGGAGAGAATTTGAAAAATGCTTTGGCACTTTCTTCATTATTATCAGATTTAACTTGACAATTATATGTATTTTTTTGATCTGTTTTTTCTAAATTTGTAATATGATATGGTTGATTTAAATTAATGTTTTGATAATTGGTTTCTTGTAGATTAAAAAATTTTCCATATAATGGAATATAATTTTGAATATGCTTAATTTTATTCAAGTCAAATTCCTTAAATAACGCTGAATTATCATTTTTTTTATAGTAAATTTCAAACATTTATAGTTATAGATAAAAGAAATTATTAATTTTAACTGGATTTGTGCGTAATTTATATATAAAATATTAAATAAGCATATAATAGCAATGAATTTGGAATTAAAGAAATTTGATATGAAAAATATATCCTTCAAAGCAAATGAAGCATCCGGACCAGTTATTGTATTAATTGGGAGGAGAGATACAGGAAAGAGTTTTTTGGTTAGAGATTTGCTGTATTATCATCAGGATATCCCTATTGGAACGGTAATCTCTGGTACAGAAGCCGGGAATGGGTTTTATGGTTCACTGGTTCCTAAACTATTTATACATGATGAATACAATACGGCTATTATTGAAAATGTTTTAAAAAGGCAAAAAATGGTGATAAAGCAAGTTAAAAAGGAAAAAACTGCTTATGGTAGATCAAATATTGATGGAAGAGCATTTTGTATTCTAGATGATTGTTTGTATGATAATTCTTGGTCAAGAGATAAATTAATGAGACTACTTTTCATGAATGGTAGACATTGGAAAATTATGTTAATTATTACAATGCAGTATCCTCTGGGAGTACCGCCAAATCTGCGAACTAATATTGATTACACATTTATTTTAAGAGAGCCTTATATTGCAAATAGGAAAAGAATATATGAAAACTTTGCTGGAATGTTCCCAACTTTTGAATCTTTTTGTCAAGTTATGGATCAATGCACTGAAAATTATGAATGTTTAGTTGTTTCAAATAATGCAAAATCCAATAAATTGGAAGACCAAATATTCTGGTACAAAGCAAGTGCCCATAGAGATTTTAAATTAGGAAGTAAAGAATTTTGGGAAATGAGTAAAAATTTAGGTAGTGATGACGAAGATGAAAGTTATGATCCTAAAGCTGGTAGAAAGGGACCAACTATTAATGTAAAGAAGAGTAGATGGTAATTAAATTATATTTACTTTGGCGAATGATCCACCGCCCAAACTTACATTTGTTTCATATTTATTTTTTGAGAATCCTTTATAATCAAAAGAGCATTTATGCTCTTCAAATTGAAAATGTTTTGAACAGAATGTAAAACCACATCTACATATTTTTGTTTGTTGTGTCAAATTAAGTTTCTTTCTACACCCATCAAATCCACATCTATGCGTTTTCTTTTTCTTCATTTTTTGTGGTTTTTTCTTTGGAGCAGGAGGAGGATCAGTGTTTATTTCTATTCTATTTTCATTAACCGGCGTAATACAGCATCTTCCTTTTAAAGAATTCGATGGAATTTCTGCAGGGTAGTCGTGCGATTGATTCATTATTGTTATATAAGATATTGATTATATTTTATATAAGTAAGTCAATTAATTTCAATTTAATACTTTTTAAACTTTTTTATCATCATCTTTTTCTGAAATGGTCATTTCAACATTTGTTTCTTGTTTTTCAGCTTCTTTTTTATCAGTTTCGCGCGTTCGAATATTATCACCTTCAAACAATTCCTTTCTAATATCGGCTGAACTTACAACCTCTTTTTCATTTATTTTACCTTCAATAGTTGTTACCCCAACACCTATCAAATTACCATCTTTGTCTACATTTTGAGTTAGTTTATTACCACTAGCTTTTGCAACTTTAATATTTTCCTCTATTGCCTTTTTCTTGGTTTCAGCCACTCTCTTTTCAAACTCATGTTTCGCTTGCCTTTCATTTTTATTCTTTTCATGCATCAATTGGTTCAACTCCTCTTCAAGATATTCAACGCGACCAGTTTTATATGCCTCTGGATCCCAAGGCATCCACATTCCAACAGGTCCCACAAATACATCATGATTTGGATCAATCTCTCTCAATAATTTACATCTTAGCTCGGCCTCTTCCTGTGAAGGATACGAGCCTCTAATTTTTAATCCTCTGGTATTTGTTTGGAATGAGTATAACTCATTAAATGTTTTTTCAAGATCCTCTTCTTTAGCATCTAGGAAATTTTTGTAGTCATCGCCAATTGTGGTCTTAACAAGATCTTTTTGTTCGCTCTTTAGGTACTCTTGAAAATCAGCCATAATTTTATCAAAATTCATGCTGTATTTATAAGATAAAAAATTTAGAAATGCAGTAAATTTCTGAACGCCTTGTGTATAATCCCAATGCTTTAGGAATTCCTCAAAGAAAAATAAATCTTTCTTTTTTAAAATATTATCAGGGCTTACAAAAGAGATACACGTAAATTTTTGCCCTGCTACGGGTTTATCTTCATCAAGTAAATCGATATATTTAGGATTTGCAGATCCATTTGGAAGGTTTTGTCTTTCAAAGGCTAATTCTTTAGTCATTTATATATTTGTGAGTCTTATTATTTTAAGTTATTTTTTACAGCTTATAATTTTTTTTTCTCGAGAAATAATATAATGCTTGGTGAATTAGGAAGTCTCTTAGATCTCGGTGAACTTATCCGCCGCGTCGTCAAATATTTAGTTGAAGGTATCATGGTTGCAATTGCCGCATATGCTATCCCAAAACGCTCTCTTAACTTAGATGAAGTTATGCTCATTGCTTTGACTGCTGCAGCAACCTTCTCCATCTTGGATACTTATGTACCAAGTATGGCCGTCGGTGCACGCTCAGGAGCCGGTTTTGGTATGGGAGCCAATCTTGTTGGATTCCCCCGTATGTAAATAATAGTTTAGTATAATTCTTAAAACAAATTATACTTTGCAATTCAAGAAAGGATATTTACTATATAATTTAAATATAGCCTGCTCCTTTGCTTTAGCTTCAATTAATATATCTATTTCAACACCATATTTTACAGGAATTTCCAATAAGAAGTCTGGGATTACTTCAATGTAATCTGAGTGATGCCCGCATCTACCACTGCCTTGTTCGGATACATGAAATTTAGGTTTTATACCTCGTCTTTCCCAACTATTTAAAATTTCTTCTATATATTCGCTCTCTGGTTTTAGTGTTTCATCAGGATGCATCAAATTATAACAAGTATAGTGATGTGTATCAAATACAATTGGTATGTTCACCTTTCTAGATACATAAATACAATCTTCAATCGAGAAACATTTTTCACAATTTTCAAGTACAAGTCTGTTTTGAACGGCCTGGGGTAATCTTTTAAAATTTTCACACCATCTATCCAACGTTTTTTGTTTATCTCCATATTTACCCCCACCGTGTACTACCATTACAGAATCTTTTCCCATTTCCATTCTATCCAATACTTCTGCATGATAGCTTAAATCTGAAATAGTTTGATGAAAACATTTTTCATTTGGTGTCCCCACTACATTATATTGACCTGGATGAAATGTGAGTCTATGATTCATAGATCTAGCGTATTTGCCAATTTTTTTTAGCAACTTATCTGCAAAATCCATTGTATAATTTTCAACTTTAGGATTACTTTTATGTGGAAATAACTCACTTGAAATCCGCAAAACTTTAATACCATTTGCTTCATTCCAATGAATTAATTTATATAGATCTGCAAGATTCTGTATGATTTTTAATTTGAGTTCATTTATCCCAAGCTCTTCTATTTTTCTCATTATCATTTTTCTGGAACAGAATATTGGTGGTTTTTGTTGGCGCAAGATTGTATTTATACAACACAATCCTAATTGCACTGGTTGATTCTTAGACATTGCTGATTTATGCAAATGTAATATACTTAGTAGTCGTAGATAATGTTAGTATAATAAATTTTTTATAATTCAATTTATTATATGAATTGGCTTATAATTTTGATAATCTGTTTTATAATTTGCGGTTTAATATATATTTTCTACCCTGTAAAAGAATCGATGCGCAGTAAACCCATACCAAAATTAAATATAGTTTTTTTAGGAGATTATATTCTACATGAACCCGAATCACAAAAATACCCTTCTATAAAGGAAATGTTTAAAGCAAAATTTCCATTAGCTAGTGTAAAATCGTTCACGTCCGAGTGTAAAACGCTTGAAAAATTTAAAAATGAAATTAGTAAAATGCCAAAGGTTAAATACAATACTTCAAATACATACTTTTTTTTATCAGTTGGGTCAGGTGCTATACATAAAAATTTAATAAATTGTTCAAAAGTATATGATGTTAAACCAACACAAATGGATAGTGGAAAAAGATCAACCTGTTTATCAAGTAAACAGTTAAAAGAAGGTTGGATTACACAAATAAATATTCTTAGAAAGAAATTTGAAAAAGCAAAAATAATTATAATAGGAAGTTATTATCCCAAGAAAGGGGATAAAATTAAGATTTGTGGTCATAGTTTGGATTCCAATAATATGTTACATGAAAATATTGAAACATGGAATCAAGATATAACAGAATATATCAATAAATATAATCAGGGGTACAACGGAAAAAACAATGAAATAAGCTTTATTTCATTGGAAAATGTTATAAATTCAGATAAAGATCTTGAAAAAGATGGAATTACAATAAAACCTAAATCTGTGAAAAAATTAGCAAAGATTTTATTTCATGAAATCAAATAGTGGGTACATATTCCCATCTCAATTCATAGCAAATTTTTTTCCAGATTTCATCTTGTTCTATTCTTTTTACTGGATCTTTTAACATTGGAAAAAATGGCAGGAATTGTGTTTCTCCTAATAACTCGCACATTTTGTATAAAACATAATAGTAATTAAGAAAGTTGACACGATCATCCGGGCAGTGTTTAGCATATGGTCGTTGAATATCCATAAATAAACTGCATAGTTTATCTTCCAATTCTGGGCTCATAATTGGAGGTTTAATTCCTAATTTATCTTTAATAAATGGTATATGTTCATAATATTTATTATAGCCTAATTTTTTAAGAATATCTTTAGCTTTTCTATTTGTCATTTGTTTTAAACTAATCCTTTCTTTTTTTATTTGAGCTTTAATACTTATAAGAACTTCATCTGGAATTTGTGTGGTTTCTTTTGCTTGAAATTGAGCAAGTATTTCACGAAAATGATTAATTCTTTTATACGCATAAAAACATACCTCTTTAGGGGGTTCTTTATAAGAAGGTTTTTCATGTTCAACTAAATAAGAAAATCTATTACCGCATTTCTTACAAATTAAAACACCTTCGTAATCGACCGAAATCAATTCGCCTTTACATCGATTACATACATCATGTTTAGTGGTATATTGAGAAATATCAAAAAATGATTCATCCATATTAGTAAGATATTTTTGGATTGACGATAGTTCCTCTGTTTTTTTATTTGAATTTTCATTTTTATTTTTATCAAAAAATGAATGTAGTATTCTAGTTTTATTTTTTCCTTTTGACATTTTCTTTTTCTTTTCAAAATAGTCGAACACATGTTCTGCATTATCTAATAAATAATTTTTCTTTTTTTTTTTATTTATTTTTATATCTATTCTAATTTGTCGCAATTGATCTTCTAATTCTAATTTATCTTCGATATTTAGATTGGTTGTTAATTTAGCTTTAATCATTTCTTTTTTTTGTAATAATGCAGGTAAAACGGTTAGCTCTGCTGATTTAAACTCTTCCATTTTTTCATGATGTTTACTATCGACAGTGACATTATTTTTTGTCTTTTTCCCAATTTTCTTCGTTGCTTTGGGTTTGAAAGCCGGCATATATAGAACTATTAATAAACTATTTAATTTACTTTTTCAACAAATCTTCTTTTGTGTAGAAATAACTAATCTCTTTTCTCTCCAGTTAACAATGGATATTCATGTAAATGACTGTCAGGAAACCACAATTGATCCTATAAAGTTACATAAAATGGTGTTTTTATACAATGCTTTAGAAAATGGATGGACTATCAAAAAAAATAATAATGCATATATTTTTACTAAAAATCATGAAGGTAAAAAAGAAGTATTTTTGGATGATTATCTCAAAGGATTCATGAAGGAGAATTTTGATATGAAAAAAATTTTAGACAATTAATTCTATTAATTAATCGTTTTTTCGTAAAATTTTTTTCTTTAGCAATATTATAACAGAATGGGAGGAGGATTAATGCAACTCGTAGCCTACGGCGCACAAGACGTCTATTTGACCGGTAACCCACAGATCACTTTTTGGAAAGTGACCTACCGCAGACACACTAACTTCGCAATGGAATCTATTGAACAGACCTTTAACGGCCAAGCCGATTTCGGTCGCCGTGTGCAATGCACTATCTCCAGAAATGGTGATTTAGCATACCGCACTTACCTTCAGGTAACTCTTCCAGAGATTGGGCAAGATTCTTGCTGCAATCCTAAAGAGTGCGCAAAGGTTTATGCTCGCTGGTTGGACTACCCAGGTGAGCAGCTTATCTCTATGGTTGAGGTTGAGATTGGAGGCCAGCGCATCGATCGCCAATATGGTGACTGGATGCACATCTGGAACCAACTTACCCTTACCGCTGAGCAAGAGCGTGGATACAATAAAATGGTCGGGCAAACAACCCAGCTTACTTACTTAGTTGACCCTTCGTTCGCTGATGTTGACTCTGCCTGTGCCAACAACACTGTCCCTGCAGCAGTATGCGCCCCTCGCAATGCTTTGCCTGAGACTACCTTGTACGTACCACTTCAGTTTTGGTTCTGCCGTAACCCAGGTTTGGCATTGCCTTTGATCGCACTTCAGTACCACGAAGTCCGTATCAACCTTGAGCTTCGTCCTTCGGATGAGGTTCTTTTCGCTGTCACCAGTCTTGATGATGGTTCTTCTGGTCCCGCCGCCAAACGTACCGTTCAGGCCGGTACATCGGTCAAGGATGCCGTTTCTTACCAGAAATCCCTTGTTGCTGCTTCGCTTTACGTTGATTACGTTTTCCTTGATACGGATGAGCGTAGACGTATGGCCCAAAATCCACATGAGTACCTTATCGAACAGCTTCAGTTCACTGGAGATGAATCCGTTGGTTCTTCATCCAATAAGATCAAACTTAATTTCAACCACCCTTGTAAGGAGTTGATCTTTGTTGTCCAGCCTGACTCCAATGTTGACTACTGCTCTTCATTTTTGAGTGGAACA